CGGTTGTATCCCCCTGCTGGAATGATTCAACGATTTGTCCCGGCGTGATTCCTTTTTCGGCCTTCATTTTTCGGAAAACCCAGTTTCCAAATACGATAGGGCGCTTTTTGCCGCCTAAGTTTACTGACTGTAACATTTTGCGTTGTTGTTTTTACAGATTATGCGTACTCGCCGTCAACCAAAGCGCCGGTGCCGGTCAGCGAAGATGACCATGTGGCGTTATCTTCCACGCCGTCGAAATTCTCGCTGTACGATGCGCAAAGGGCCGTGCCGGACACCCAGCGGTCGCCGGAAACGCCGGAGCCCATAAGTACCGTCAATTCGGTGCGGGCCTGCATAGCCTCATGTAAGGCAAACGGGTCGTTGGTTGCGCCGGTAATCGTTTGGTCGAGCATCCCTTCGCAAGACATTGTCCAGCCTTTCATGCCGTACTTATAGGTACGGTGGCCGTCGGTGTCTTTGCAGGTTGTTTCCCGGAGGTCGCTGGTCGATTCCCAACTATTCGACGTAAGGCAGGCCACTGCGATGGGCGTAGAGCCTATGTAGATTTTAACAAGGGTGCTGTTTTGCGTAGCCATGTCTTAGTGTTTGTTTTTGTTCTTGTTTAGGGCCGCTGCGACCCGTTGCTTTATTGCTGAGGCCGAAGCCTTGTGCTTTTCGATGATTTCCAAATGCCCGGATATTGCCAGGCGTTCGGCGTCGGCGTCTTGCAGGTTAATTAATTGGCCAACCCATGTTTTACCAGAGAGGCCCGGAACCGGCGCTTTGATTACTTTACATTTCATTTTACACTGTTGTTTGTGATGTATTTTTTAACCAAAAGCCTGAATCCGTTTTCCATTCGCTTCATTACTTGCCCGCCCGCGCTGGATAAGGCGGGCCGCATAAAAGGCCGTGCGCTACTGTGTACGGTGCCGTATTCAACCATGTGGGCGTAATATGCGTTTACCCGCTTACCCTTGCCAAATGTTCCGCTGCCACTTCTCAACACTTCCGGGCCTACAAATACGTCCGGCGATTTCTTAAGTTTGGTCAATATTTTGCCCGACTTTTTCAGGTTGCCGGGGTGGTATGTTCCGACCACTTTGCCTCCCGAATACGTGCGATGTATTTTCGTTCCTGTTGGCGCGTTTCGTTGCGCCGCGTCTGCCAATGGGATTGCCGCATACGAAAGAATCTTTTTCCGATCTTCCCGAAGCAGGGCGGGTATGCCATCCAACTTTTTGGAAATCTTTGCTATCTCGATTCTTGTTTGCGCGTCTATCATCTGACATACCTTATTTTGTACTGGCTTGCCCGCCGGTATACGTCATCTTCAATGTCGAACGGCAGCGGGGCAATGCCCGAAAAGTGGCAACCCTGAATCGTGTACGGCGTGCCGGAAACCGTTACTGTCCCGGCGTACCTGTCCAGCACCGTTCGCGCCGCTTCGCTTATCGTCTCTACTTGCTGCATCCCGGAAGTACTACCCGCTTTCGCGTACACATCCAACTGGAGAATAACCGTGTCAACCGTCGCCACGCCGTTTTTGAAAGTGCCTGGCTGAATGTCAATAACCCGAAGCGCAACGGCCGGAAGTGCGGTTTCTTGTTCGATAACCTCAGCAAATACCTTTGTACCAACCAAGGCCGTAAACGGCGCGTTGGCAGTGAGTAGTTGACGTATCGGGCCGGTTATGTTCATTCTCTTAGTTCTGCTTCCAGTTTTTCATAATTGCGGCGGCCTATTTTTGAGATCGTCGCTATGTCGTAATAATTCCCCCCGTAACTAATCCGCATCTTTGGCGTTACATCGCCGCGCCAGCGGATCGTAAACCATACCGTCGTGCGCTCAACTTGCCGAAGCCCCAAAAACTCTTCATCGCTTACGTTCTGCCGGTATTCGATTTTTGCCCAAACGGTTGCCAGGTCTGCCCATGTTTCCGTTTTGCTCCCGTAGGTGTCGAACGCTGTGGTTAACGATTGTATCGTAATCCGCTCGTCTAACTGCCCTATACTTTCCTTTGTCGTTAGCATTAGATGTTATGCACCCGCAATTTTCGTGTGAGCCATTCGGATGAACGCACCCGGTTATCCTGTACCATTGAATCTTCCCGCTTTTCGTACATATACGCCACTTGCAATAGGATTGCCTGTTTTGCCTGAAAAGGAACGTCGGCAACCGTAGCGCTTCCGCAAACGTATGTCGCCTGTAAGGCGTTAGGGTATGAACCAAGCGAAGGCCAGGAAGCGTTTGGGTTTAGCACTATTCGCGGCGGTTCGCTGTCGCTGTCTACCGTGTAATTTGCACTACTAAATGTCGTCAACGTGCCGCCGTCATCCAAGTATTTGAGATGTGTCAGCGAAGAAAGCGGCGACAGGGAAAGCGTCAAAACGCGCCCCATTGGTAGATCATCCCAACTTTCCCGGATCGTCTGCGAAAGCAAGCACCTACCCATGTCGTGTTCAACCGTTTCGGTCGCTGTTTTTATGAGCGATTCGATTAGTTGATCGTCGGCATTGGTGTCAACCTTCAGGTGGTTTTTTGCCTCCTGAAGATCGACAGCGATGGTAGCCGGGCCGGTGATTACTTTGTACATTATCGTGTTTCGTATTGTGGCGCTACCGCCTTTTGACGTCCTTTTGCCAGAGTTTCGGCGACCAAAACGGCAGCATCTAACCCGATTAAGGCAAGCGCTCCCGCGCCGTCCAAATCATACACTTCATTCTGTAAGAATGTAGAGCGGGCAAATACTACCGTTTTGGTCATCCGAATTTTCATGGCCTAAGTTTGAAGCAGCGGTTTGATTGCGTTTGCGTTGATGAGGTTGCCGTCGATGCGGAGCCAACCCATGAAGCCGACTTGCAGCGCATCCCAATACTGCTGATCGTTGCGCTCAATCGAGATTTCCCGGATACGGCGAATCACGTACTTCGAGAAGTCCCCGAAGTAGATGTGTTTGGTCGCCGAAACAGGCAGGCCGTTTGTCGGGCCGGTCAGGTCGTTGTTCACAAAGATCGGATACCCCAACAGGCGGTCAGGCTCGCCGGTGGCAAGATTGCCCGGTACAAAGATGTGGGTCGTGTCGGTGGAGAAGTCCAGCGTCCGCAGATACGCCAAAATGCCTTGGTGCATCATAAACCCGACTTTCGGGTTAGATGGGTTGGCGTAGGCGTAATCTACCGATGCGATAAGCCGCACCAATTCGGACTTCGTGATTGCCGTAGCGCCTGCGGTCGTGATGCCCGTACCTGTTACCGTCGTGGTAAGGCCGTAGGGTTGATTCGTGCCGGTGCCGGTGGTCAATACGCTGTTGACTTTGCGCCCCAGGCGGTTGGCGAGGTTGTCGCGCAAAACGTTTTGCAACAGGCCAACGCTTTCGTCTTGGATGAGCGAACGGGAGACTTTGATGATGTTGGAGTCGATCAACCAGTCACCGAACAACACTTGCCCGAAAGTCAAGTCCGAAACGGTGCGCGTAGCGGCTTGGTTGGCGGCTGTGTTGATATTGCCGGTCACGGCGGTGTCATCACCGGTCGGCCATTCGAGCGTTCCGCCACGAGCCGTAGAATACGTTTGGCAGGCTCCGAGCATACCGCCGTACCACTTCATCATGTTTTCCAACTGGTTGGAAAATTCCTGCGGGACAAGGTATCCGCCCAGGGAATCCGTGGTGGTGATCTGCGTTGAGGTGCCGCGTGTTTCGAGCATCCGCATTTCGTCGTCGCTGAATTTTTCGCGCCCGTTGCGCTTCATATACCGCCAAAACACATCGTCATAGGTAACGGCGGCAGAGGTGGTGGAGGTGTTTTTTTTGCTGCGGCTTTCTTCGGCTGCAAATTCCTGCGCGGCATAAGCGGCGGCCCGTTTTTCGGAAATCAATTCGATTTCCATTTCGGATTTGATCGCCTCAAAATCTTCGTTGAGTTTGCGGATTTGCGCCTGCGCATCGGAGGTGTAAGCGCCGGAAGCGTCGCGTTTGCCGCGTAAGTCTTGCAGAGCGGCCTCATTTTTTTGCAGGTTGTCCTGCAATACTTCTAAGCGTGTCATAGTGTGAGTTTAAAGTTGAAAATCCGCCGCTCAAGTTTGGCGAATTCGATTTCAGTGTCGATTTCTGTCGTGGTGTCTGGTTCTGGTGGCGCGTAAACGCCGCTCCTTTGGAGGCTCCGTTTTGCAACCGTTGTATCTGGATTGGCCGGGAACGTAACCGGCGAAACGTCGAATATTTCTTCCACATCGGTTAGGACTCGGTGTAGTTTCCCATCACGGCGCTCCCACTTGTCACCGTTCGTGCGAAGGATGAACCCCCAGGAACTTTGGTCGATGTCGCCGCGCTCTACCGCTACCCGGACGTTTTCGCCCGCCGGGCTATTGGGTAGATCAACCTCATACCAAAGGCCGTTGGCGTCAATGCCCGTGCGGGCGGTTCCTGCTTTGGTGCGGCCTAAAATTTGGTTGTTGTCGTGGTTGAATAGCACCCG